TTAATAACTCATACTCATATTGCCCACATTCAAACTTAAATCCGTTCCCTTCTCGCTCTTTGCTTTATCGATGGTAACTGGCTTATCTGATTTGATGGTGAGAGCCACTTCAGCTTGGCTTTTCACTGTTTGATTGGTTAATGGGGTCGCTTTAGACATTGGGATAATGTTGCCTGATAAGCTTTGTTTTGGTTGATTGTGGTATGACGTTGCAATGGTTTGGTGTTGGCTTTCAGTGGTTGTAATACCTAATTTCGCATTCTTATCCTTCATCTTATTCAGTTTGGTACTAAGTTTATCCACCTCTTTACCGGCATCTTCCACTGAGGCTTTCCAACCATCAGGAATAAGTGCATCAGGCAGCATGTTTATCATGGATTTAATGCCATCCCATACCCAACCAATGGCTTGATTCACTGCTTTTAATATCACATCAAAACCAATGAACTTATCAATCAAATAAGTAATGGCGATAGCAGCTGCACCAATGGCCGCCACCATTAACCCAATAGGGTTGGCCATGATAACGGCATTTAATGCAATCAGTGCCACTTTAAAAATGGCCACCGTAGCAATAATCCCTTTGAAATGTTGAGAGGTGAACAAAATAATATTGCCTAAGAACTTAAAGCTCTCATAAAGACCATTAACCGTTTTAATGATTTTCTCAATCAAGTCAGTGCGCCATTTGGCGTTCTTAAACTTAGTAGAAAATGCGGTGAACGCTTCGGTAATTCTCTGCATCACTGGTGCAAGAGCAGCGAACTTGATAGAACGAATACTCTCTTGCACTTTTTGCAGAGCATCGTTATACGCTTCGGCCTTGGCTGCATCATCATCTTTCGCTCCACCGCCAAGTGCATTGAGCTCTTTTCGTGCCGCCCCTAATCCTTCCGTTCCTTCACGAAGCATGATTAGCATTTTACGACCATCTTGACCAAAGGCCGCATCCGCAAACGCCATTTGCTCTTGAGTGGTTTTGAGTTTTGAAAATGACACCAGTAATTTGTCGTATGCATCTTGGGTATCTTCAGCACTTTGCAGCTCTCGATACAACGGACTTTTCCCATTTTTCAAAAATGAACCCATTGCACCTCGACCTGTTTCTTGCAGCACACCAAGGCGTTTTGTAAATCGCACCATGGAAGCGCTCAAGGTATCAGAGCTCACCCCTGCGTGCTCTGCTTGTGATTGCATGGCTTGCAACTCTGAAATCGGTAGATTCAACGTGTTTGAGGTTTTGGCCAGCTTATCCATTTCAGAGGCAGTGCTGTTTATCTCATTAAATAGTCCGCCCATGCTCAAGCCACCAAATAACGCCGCCCCTTTGCCAACCGCTGCGGTGCGAAGATTTGGCAACTTGATGGCTTTACTGAGTTTTTGAATCGGTGCCATGGCGGTTTTCAATCGCTTGTATTTTTTGCTCACCTCATCCACACGCTTTGCATGGCTCATTTGGCTTTTCGATAAACGCTCAAACTCTTTATCCAGTTTATTAACGTTCACCCCTGCTTTTTGCATCTGCTTGCTTGTGCTTTTAAGTGTCTCTTCGTATTTATTTTGTTTCGCAGAGAGCGAAGCCACTTTCTCGGTTTGTTTTGCCAACCGATTCGTCAATGCCGCACTTGGCTCTTTTGTGCTCGCCATTTGTGCTTGGAGTTTATTTAATTTTTCAGTGGCTTCTTCACTTTCAAGCGCGTTCTTATCCAACTCTTTTTGAATTTTTTGATAAGAGGCGATCATTGCCATGGCGCTTGAGTCGTCTTTTTGTGCCTCTTGAATGCTTTTTATTTTCTTAGCGTAATGATCTGAATCGCTGCTCATCTCTTTTAATGGCTTGGTGGTTTTGTTCACCATGTCCATGACGACTGACAAATTCATTTTCATAAACAATCCCTTTCTTTGGGTATAAAAAAAGAGAGCTAAGTGCTCTCTTTCTCGGTTCGAACTCGCGCCTCTTCTCGAAATAAAAGTAAATCATCAAGGCTGAGTTTATCGATTTCACTGGGTTGCCAATGAAACACTATAGCGAGGTCTGCATAATAGGTTTCTACTCGCTCAATTAGTGTTTCGTATCCACGAAAAAAGAGGCAATTTCCGTCATGATGGGCGCAAAATTTTCACTCTCCATATTTAAGATGTCACGCTCATTGAGTTTAGAAATACGCGGCAATAACACAGTGGCCGCATCAAAGTGCATTTCACACACTTGAACCAAATTCAAACCACGTAAATCCCCTGCTGTTGGTTTGCGAAGCTCTAACTCTGCCACTTCTTTTCCATCCACTTCCATGGGTATGGCTAATTTCACTTTGAATAGTTGTTTATTCATAACCGAACTCTTCTCTTAATTCTTTCAATTTAATTTTACGACCACCTTTTTTAGGGTCGATTTTCATGACCATTTCAAACAAGACCAACGCCTCTTTGTTATTGCCTGTTTCCAACAATAAATCACCGGCAAGACGAAACATTTTTACCTTCAATGGCGCATTGGTGGCCAATCGCCCTTCAATCAAATCGGTGACAGCATCACGTAAAAACTGAACATTAAATGATTGCTTGGTTTTATGGGCTTCATGCGAGTATTTAAACACCACATCTAAAAACGCCGTTTGGCCATTTGAGTTCCAACTTAACGGCGTGGTGAGTCCTTTAAATATCGCCTGTTTAAATGCATCATGAACCGATAGCAATAAACCGCAATCCACTTGCCATTGATAGAACCACCAAACCACATCCAATCCATCAAGACTCTCATGTGACTTAAGCAGCTTACTCACCAATGGGGTGTATTTTTTAACAAGCTCTTTTTTGTATGGTATTTTCTCTTGTGAGCCAGCTAAGGTTCGTGAGTATTTCAAATCGGTTTTTAAAATGTGTTGCACTTCATCCCATGATTTATGCTCAAGTACATCACGAGCACCAGTTGCAGCCATCACGGGAATATTCGGCGCACTCTCTTTTTCAACTTTCATCGCTTGCGCTTTTCTTGCTTTGGCTTGTCGCTTTAATAATAACGTTAACATTCCAACCCCTTTTCACTTATTGTGGGATTAATTCGGTACCCAAAAACAGCACTTCAAGTTGGCCATCTTTGATATTAAGCTCTAACGATTCACTCACCCACGCATCCATCAAGGTGTAGCTTTTTCCACTGTTGGTATTGAGTGTGATGTTTTCACCTGTGAAGTTTTTGATGTTGGTTTCATCGGTGGTTTTAGCATGCGCAATGGTTGCCTTGATAAAAGGCGCACCTTCGAACTCTTCACTAAATCCAAGAACGCCGGAATCGCCCATGACCGCTTCACGTTTTACGCCACCAAAGTTAATGGTTGCTCCTTCTTTAGTCGGTAAGCGTCCCAATGAGCCTGCATCTAAAAAACCACGACTGGTTATTGTTGTACTCATAAATGACTCCCAATCATTCTGTTACTTTCTAAATTGAATTTTACCTGCCGTAATGATCAAGCCATTGACGAACTGCGGACTGTCTAGGTAGTTAATGCGTGTTTTGTTATTTTCATCTAACTCAACAATCAAGGTTTTTTTATACCCTTCAAAATCTTGAACTATCCCTTGATACTCCAAGCTTTTATACAAAGTGAGTAATTCCCCTTTGATAATGCTTGGGGTCACAATCGCTTGTCCTGGAGCAAAGCTCGTTCCCTCTTTGGCTAATTTATGACGACCAAATTTGCTTTGAATGAGTGAGCGTTGCTTCTCACGAAAATACATAGCGGTAGCCGGTGTCATCACATCCAGATAACTGTCATCCGCCGCCCCTGCTGCATTTTCCGTGTAAGCGGTAACTGGTCGTTCAACTTGTACTTCTTTGGTTGAAGTGACGGTGTAGGTTCCCATCCCTTCATGCAGCAATAAATTGCGCTCACTCCAATCAAATTCACTGGTGGCAATGGAATACACCCCATTCATTTTTAGGGTTTGAAGTGGTCGGCATGGATCATTTGCTAGTGATGGTGCGACTTGACCTGCCCATGCTGCCACCGCTTCTGCATCCGATAGTGGCTTATTTGATGAGTCCGCTAACTCATTAATCGACATGAAACTTATCAATGGGCAATTGGACATTGCGCCATAAGTAATAAGCTCGGCGTGCGTGCCTTTTTTTGGAAGATAAGCAATGCCCGGGATCATTTCTAATGCTTTATAGCGTTCATCTAAAAACGTTCCTAAGTCGCGCACGGTGGTTTCATCATTGAGTGAGCAAAGAATATGATGATATTGCGTATCCCCAAGAGCTGCCAACGCGCTTGCCGTATCAGCAGCTTCAACACTCACCGCATACACTGGCATGCTTTCATCTTGCTTTCGAAAATACTTCAGCATGCTTGTGATATCCGACTCACCAAACTGCTCACGTGCAGAGTCTTCATCCATACACAACACAACGGTGTTGGGTGCCACAGTCGCGCCAGTCACAGCATTACCAATCACAAGCAGTTTTTGCAGCTCTTCTGCACTATTAGCAAGACTGTTATCAATTTCAATGTACACACCCGGAACGCGAGTATTGTTCGGTACTTCTGAAAAACTGATACTCATGATGTTTGCTCCTTCTTCGACTCAATAACAATGGCTGAGCCCTCTTTAATTCGGCGTAGCCAATAGGTGTTTCGAGGTTTCGTTTCACCGACCGTTTTTAACGGTACTCGGGTTAATGGATCACGTACTAGCAATCCCTTTTTCGGTTTAATTTTGATAGTGCGCATTTAACTCTCCACGCCTGCTGTAAATTGCTCTGCCACCATGGCAAGCAACTCTCGCTCAAGGGCAGGTGTCCAACCAATAAAGGTTCGTTTTGGCATTTGGTAAAACTGTTTAACTTTGGTTCCACCCTCCCATCGACTGGTTCGAGAGTTGTAATACCCTTTCGCTCTTGTCGTAAATGAGAGCGTTCTCCCCTCATTGTGATCACGTGCCATGTTGCCAACCACACCAGCAAGCCCCACTTCAAACCCTTTATCATTCACTTGGGTTTTCAATGCTCGGCTAAATCCCATCAACATGTTTTTGTTGTCTTTGGCTTTATGGGTTTTGCTATCGAGTGTGATTTTTCTTCGAGCTCGTTTTTGATAACTTCGCCCTTCAATGTCTCGTTGCAGCCGTATTTGAGAGCGAAAGTATTGTCGTGAGCGATTGGCTAAACGCCGATTTAAATCAAACTGCTCAGCTTCGCTTAATAGCAAGCCATCAATGATGCTCGTAAGCTGCTCGGGACTACTTAACTGCATGATGGAAAGTCATTTTCATGGCCACCAATAAATTCTAATGGCGGTAATTCACCTTCACTTAATGTGCGAGTGAAATTGCTGACACACTCATATCGAGTTTCATTTTGTAGCCAATTACCTTGTGCGTTTTCATTCAGTGAGTAGCTTTCCTGAATATCCACTTTGAGTTTGATGTCGCATTTGCCGTTATCCAGTAACTCGGCTGCAAAGGATGGCGGTGCCAAGCCTTTTTCTTCTCGTTGAATATCAAATTTGTTTAACCATGACACCAGATGCATCATCAATATCTGTGGCTCGATATCGACGCCCACCATATTGACGTTCACGGTGTAGGTAATATCAAAGCCATCCACGAGTTGGCCTTGCGTACAAACTAACTCCCCATCTTCTGCCCATACATCAAAACTATGAGCATTAAGCACATGATGAGAGAATAACTCCGTAATACTTTGCAGCGCTTTCATCACACCACCTCAAAACGATAGGTTTCTTCGCCATTAAGTAATAAATCCATGGCACGGCGATATTGCACTAAACAATTATCTGCTTTGGCTTGAATGGCGTCTTGTCGCTCTGCCGCTTCTTTGGTGGCGTTCATGCTCAATTGATTTTCAACTAAGAAGTTCGCCGTCATCGCAAACACCGCTTGTTTATACAAGGTGCTTCCCGTATCAGTTTCACCAAAGCGCTCCACGGATAACGCATCCAAATTTTCAAACTCTGCCATGGTATCGAGCAACTCTCGATGAATAGTGACTCTGGCCACCGTGGCATGATGTAAAATTCCCGCCTCTGTTTCATTACTCAAAAAATGAAACACAAGCTGAAACTCTGAAATTTTAAGCTCGGGGTATTGCTCTGTTGCAGGCAATACCGCGTCATACACTTCATTTTTATTGCCAACAAATTCCATATTCGCCTCTTAGGTGCAGGCTTCACACTGACTAATAACAACCCATCAATAGGTTGATAAAGCAGTGATCGCCTGCATGGGTTGGTGTTCAGTTGTGCGCGGTTATACCCACGCGCCATCAATCCACAGTTTCACGTTGTCAAACTCAAGCGCGGCCGCTTTTGGTAATTGTTCAACCACATAAGCCATGTTCATTGATTCAAAGTTTTCAATTTGATCAAGACGGTCGTTCTTAATTGCCAATGAGCGACGAATGGAATCTTTTTGAATGTACAAAGATAAGTTTTTAAAGCTAGTAACCAAGATCCCCGTTGGTGGGAACGATGGTGGACAAAACGCCGCTAAACCGCCATACGTGCCAATCACTTGCATGTCTTCAATGTGCGCTTTTTCTGTTGGAGTATTACCATGCGCGGCATAGAACTTGGCTTTATCATAAGAAAGTAAATCAGAGCCAACCAACGCCACTAAATCCGAGGCATTGGCGCACGCATCATGCAATAAGCCTTTCACGTTCATCACGGCTAAATCAAGGTTAATAAAGTCCCCTTTACCTGCCGTTTCATCGCCCTCACCCAAACGAATTTCACCCGTTGTTTTGCCTTCAACAAGCATGGCATCAGCGTTATTATCACGAATGGCTTGGAACCATCCTTTACACACATCTTCGCCATTTGGGTTCGTATCAGGATCCGTATTCGCTTCACAAGATGTGCCATAGAAACCGATGGTCACTTTGTTCATATCAATCTGCTCACGAGTTTGAGAATTGATAAGTTTGTTAAAGTTCTTCAGATGAGCAAAGGCATCCAATTGTTCATAACGAATGTGTGAATCAAAGTTCACTTGCTCACACAGGTACGGCATCGGCTCCATGTTATAAACGGCTTTGGTTTTACGCTCATTGCCTGTTTTGGTGTTGGTACGGCTGGCAATCATGCCAGTTACCCCAAGCCCAATCGCTTCCCCTTTTTGGTTTGCCACAGGCACAATATTAATCTTGCCAAGAAACCAGTTACTCTCACGAATTTGAGCAACAATCTTTTGTGTGGCATTAGGTGTCACACTGAATTTTTCAGTGACATCCTCAACACCATTTTGTTTTGCGGCGGCTTTTTTATAGCTCTCGATCGCCAGTTTTGTTTTTTCTTGCATAATAAAATCCAGTTAAATAAATAGATTAAGAAGAAGGAAAAGCGTGATAAGCCAATGCTTATAAATACGTTTCTTCGCTGTCTTCCCCAGCCAATTTTCGTGGGGTTTCATCCGTGATAGAGCTCAGTTTTGTCACCACATCATCCAGTTTGCTTGATAGCGCTTCGACCTGAGAGGCTAACTCGGTTTGCTCTTCTTGCTCGGGCTCAGTCTCTTGAGGAAGGGTTTCTTTAATCGTTGCAGTTAAGCTTGTCACTTGACTTGTTAACGCTGTTATCTGCGCGGTTTGTGCTTGTAATAGCTCTTTTAGTTCTTCATTCATGTCATCGTTCTCTTCTTCTGGTGGATCGGATGGCTCATCATGCGAGCGAAATAATTGAATAAGTCGAGATAACAATTTTTTGTCATCTTGAGTGGTTGGCTCTTTGGCTTCTATGAGCTCTTTTCCTACGGTAGCCCCTGAGCTCAAATAGACCTTGTCCTTGTTTTTCTCTTTCAAGTTGGTCGATAAATGCATTTCAGTGGTGCCAAGCGATGCAGGCTCATCCGTTAATGCCAAGCCGGTTAAATAACTTTTTCCCGTATTGGCAAAATTAGGCGTAATTTCACAAGAGGTATGCAGAAGTTGACCTTTCTCAACCGTGCTCAATAACAATGAATTGGGTTTTAAAACGCCCCACAATTCATCCCCTCTTTTTTCCACCGATAGCACCGAGCCAAACTTTTCACCCCATGCCCAATGCTCTTCATTGATGCGTGCGTTATAGCGTTTTGGGTCATACAGCTCGACAATATCGTCAATCACCTTTTGCTCGATAAACCGACCATCGACGGTTTCACCTGCGGTTAAAATACAAATGGGCTCTGATTGAAACATGCTGCTCTCTCCTGTGATTTCTGATTTTAATTTATCGAAATCCTGCCTCTTTTTGTATTCATCCCAATCCTAGAATGTGCATCTAGAACATGGACTTACTGAGGGATTAATTTGGTTATTGCACACTGTAATAATGAAAATGAGTCCGACTGCACCACTTGAAAAACCACTCTATACCCAAGCGCAAACTCATGCGCTGGGGTATTACTTACGCCAGTACAAAACCGCAGAAATTGCCGAGGCACTGGATCTGGCTCCGCGCACTATCCAACAATGGATCTCAAAATTTAAATGGAAACAAATGCGCGATGACGCCCCTGTTGAGTTGATACTCAGACAGCGCATTGCCTATTTGATGTGGGTAGACCAAAAGCACGAGTCACAACTCAAAGAGCTTGAAATGCTGCTTGAGCAAAAATACAAACGTGACGCAGCTGAACGACGCAAAAACAAAAGTCCAAAATCAGAAAATGGCTCAGAGAAAAAACGCGGCAGACCAAGCAACAAAAGCAAAAATGATATTTCAGGCATCACCGCTGAAATGCTTTCTGAGTATTACGAGAAAAAATACTTCCAATATCAAAAAGACATTCATGCTCATAAGTGTGATGACACCATCAACGAACAACGCTTTTATTTAAAATCGCGTCAAATTGGTTTGAGTGATTATTTCTCGTTTGAAGCGTTTGAAGATGCGGTGTTAACTGGTGACAATCAGGTCTTTATTTCCGCCTCACGTAAACAGGCAGAGATTTTCAAAAACTACATTCGCAAATTTGCACTTGAGATTGGGGATATTGAACTCAAAGGCAAAGACAGCATCATTCTCAGCAATGGCGCTGAGCTGCATTTCATGTCCACAAACATTTTCACAAGCCAAGGCTTTAACGGTCATATGTATTATGACGAAGTGTTTTGGATCCCAAGCTTTCAAAAACTCGATGATTACGCAGGCGGCATGTCCATCCAAGCGCAATATCGAACCACGTATTTATCTACCCCATCCACAACCGCGCACGAAGCGTATCCAAAATGGTCTGGAGCCAAAGAGCTCAATATTGATATCAGCCATAAAGCATTAAAAAATGGCTCACTTGGTGGCGATGGTATTTTCCGTCAAATAATCACTGTGGATGATGCGATTGAGCGCGGTGCGACGTTCTTCAACATGGATAAATTGCACCGTAAATATCCCGATAAATCCGTGTTTGATAATTTACTTCGTTGCGTGTTCTTAGATGACTCTTCATCGTTCTTTAGCATTAAAGCCCTACTGGCTTGTAAAACGGATACCAGTCAATGGAGTGATGTGAATTTTGAAGCGCTTCACCCTGTTGGCCGTCGAGAGGTATTGGTTGGTTATGATCCAAGAGGTGGCGGTCAAGGTGAAGGCTCGGATGATGCAGGCTTGGTGGTTGCACTCAAACCCATAATTAAAGGCGGTACATTCCGAGTTATTGAGCGCGTTCGCTTAAAAGGCTCAAGCTATGAAGATCAAGCCACCGCCATTGAAGCCATTTGCAAAAAGTACAACGTGGTCTATTTGGCCATTGATGTTGGCGGTGTGGGCTCGGCCGTTGCTGAATTAGTGAGAAAGTTTTATCCCGGACTCACCACCTTAGATTATTCACCAGAAATGAAACGCATGATGGCCTACAAAGCACGTGAAATTATTAATGCAGGCCGTCTTCAGTTTGATGATGAATGGGATGACGTCGTGCATTCATTTTTGATGATAAAACAGCACACCACCAAAATGAGTAACCAAATCACCTTTATCTCAGCACGTAATAAAGTCGGCTCTCACGCTGATTTAGCGTGGGCAACCATGCACGTTTTACATTGGGAGCCTATCGATATTTTACGCGATGACTCAACCACCGTTTCGTTCCTATAAGAGAGGATATTTTGATAACTTTTTCTACCCCTGAAAGCGTAATGACGAGCGATATTCTCAGTTATATGGAAGTCGCTTTAATTGATGGTTTATATGAACCACCTATCCCTTTAGATACCTTGGCCAAAGCCGCGCGAGCCAATCCAATGCACGGCTCTGCCTTGTATGTAAAAAGAAACATGGCTTCAAGCTCAGTGAAGTTATCCACGTTACTCAGTAAGCGAGATTTTAAACGCTTCTTGGATGACTTCTTAACCTTTGGCAATGGCTATTTACTTGTGATTAAAAACGCCTTTAAAGAAGTGATTAAACTAAAGCACTTGCCTGCGCTATACATGCGAGCACAAGAAACCATTGGTCGTTACACCTATAAGCCAAACGCCTATAACGATGATGGCCGCATTGATTATAAAGACGGTCAGGTTTTTCATTTAAGTGAGTACGATATTTGCCAAGAAATCTACGGCATGCCGCAATACATTGGTGCGCTGAGTTCTATCTGGCTCAATGAAGATGCAACCTTGTTTCGTCGTAAATATTACATTAATGGTGCTCATGCAGGCTACTTACTTTACATGAACGATCCAAACCTTACCGATAAACAAGAAAAGGAAATTGAAGACAAATTAAGAAAACAAGCAGGCCTTGGTGCCTTTAAGAATTTGTTCATTAACGGCAAAGGCAAAGATGGTAAACCGCCAGAACTGACCCCGATTGGACAAGTTGAAGCCAAAGATGCGTTTAAAGATATTAAGGGCATGACCACCAATGATGTATTGGCCAGTCATCGCATTCCATTGGATTTAATGAGTATTGTTCGAGAGGGCTTCAGTTCAAGCAGCGACTTAAACAAAGTCGATCGAATCTTCTACAAAAACGAATTGGTACCGTTACTAGAATCCGTGTGTGAATTGAATGACTTTGTGGGACAAGAAGTTGTGAGTATTAAGGAGTATGAGGGGTTGGATAGCACTTTATAATAAACTTAAGAGAAGTATTTCCATATTTTTAATACTTCTCAAATATTAACTTAATTAATGACACGATAGTCCGCAACTACCAGTATTTCCGCCACGACTATGACCTGCAAGACTAGATGATGAGCTCGTATTATTAAATCTAGAAGTGGCTCTACTCCATGCTCCTCCTTCAATACCTTTTGATGTATCAATTCTAGTTAGTGGAGGTCTAGGTTTATCTTTATTTTTTATTATATTCGTTGTTACATATCCAGCCACAACATTCCCTAAAACGGGACCAACATATATACTCGATAAACTACCAATTCCAGCACCAACTAACACAGGAGCCAATTCCGATTCACCACCAGCCAACGCAGCTCCAGCTGATCCGGCAGCTCCATCCTTTAATGCTTTTATTACAGATCTTTTCATTCTAGAACGAATTTTCTTTTCTGTATTATAAACATAAACAATACCCTCAATAACAATAATATTAACCGTATCAAATGAAGATATCCAAAATATATCAGAAGCTACAATTGTTTCATTAGAATACACTAATTCATAATTTTCTTTTGCATAATCAGATATTTCAAAAGCAGTCTCAAAAGTACCTACATTTGCTACATGAACATATTGATAATTGACTTCTAAACAATATTCAGCACCTCCTTTCAATTCATATCTATGATTTTCAATAAGAGAGAAACATTCATTCGATAGTGAAGGAAACGAAACAAAAATGAGTAGAAAGAATATTTTTTTCACAATAAATCCATACAAAGTTATTGATAACGATTATCATTACGGTATAATCTTTCTATCGAGGAATCAATGTTTTTTAATAAAAACAATATTTAAATTTAGGAAACCACATAATGTCTAATTTTCTATCCGCACTTTTAATTGGCGCAAGTATTGTCACATTTTCAATTGATGGATTATTAATGAATAATAATTACTTTGGGTTTACTGAATATCGATACATTATATTACTCATCATTTTCCCGATGACTTTTTTATCAATAAAAAAGTTTAATACTAGAAAAGAGAATAACCACGTAATAAATCATAATATTAGCCGATGGAAATTAGAAAATATGACACGCTACGAATATTTATCTATTCTAGTCGTTATGGCTTATTTCATTCCAATGCCATTTTTATCTGAGCATATGCTTCAAGTTCAAATAGCGAAAGGGATTCTGTGTATGTATATTTTTATATGGCTTTCAAAAAAAAGCTATATACAAAAACAATTAAAAAATAACAATTAATTAAAGTTCATTACTTTTATATAATGTCGTTAGTTAAACCCTTTTGAACTCATTTATCTAACGACATTATATGAAATTTTCAGTGTCCTATTTGTTATTTTTACGCTTTGGAATAGCGCCGCCACCAAGATACAAAGCAACGGCCGCAAGAACTGGATACCCAAAAGCTTCATTTATCATGGTACTAATTGCTCCCCAATCCGCACCAAAAATACAACCAATGATCACAACGGTATGTAAACCGACATAAGGAAGACAAAAGACCATCACAATGAAACGTTGAATGAGTTTAAAAGGCTCATATGCTTTTAATAATGCAACCTGTTGATGCGCTTTTTCTTCATCCGTAAATACCAACGCATCACCTGTATTAGCAATTAAATCGAGTCCTTTATTAATGGCTGAATCAGTACCAAAGATTTTGCTAAACAGTCCCATCAATTACTCCACTAACTCAAAATGCATTAAGTCATCAAAACCATTATCTTTGAGTTCATTGTCTTTATCCCAATCACCGCCCCAACGAATGGCGATACCCATTGATGCACCAACACCAATCACAATGCCTGCAAAATAACTAAAGCGCTCACGATCATCTTCATCATAAGGATATGGTGTCGCATCAACCGCTTTGCTTGGTACTGAGTTATGTTTGCTATTAGGAAAACGAACTTGGGTATTGCTACTTGGAAGTGCATTTTGTTCTGCTTCGGTTCGATGGCCACAAAGAATTGAGCAATCGCATATCTCAAGAACCTTAATAAACACTTTTTGTAGTTGTGGATGGCAGCTCGCTAAACGAGAGGCACTTTGTTTGCTAAATTTATTCATCTTACATCACCTTAAAAGCGGCAAAAGCAATCGCGATTACCGAACCAAAAATTAATCTAACTAACCACGTTCTATCCGATTCGAGCTTGTCTATTCGTTTAGAGTTGGCAACTTGAATCGTTTGGGTTTTCGTTAACGTGATTAACACCTTATTAAGTGTTTTGTTTTGCTCACGCATCAAACTTGCAAGGTTGTTCATTGCGGCATCAATACGTGCAATCTCTTTCTCAGACATGCTTTACTCAGATTATGAATTTGATCCAGTGTATCGCGCGCGTAGATTGGTTAATATTGAAGGCTTTTCTATATGCCAGATGTAGAAAACCCAGTGATAACACTGGGCTTATTTGATGGATTTGAGAGAATTATGGCCATGGATTATCGAGTTGTATTTGCTCTCTTGCTGCCAGAGCTTGCCCTTCTATATCGGTCGCTTCTTGTTCTTTTCCCTGCATCCGCTTTACACGAGCTTCAGCAAAAAGAGGATCACAAACTCGGCTGTATAAATCACGCCTTGTTTCATCCACTTGATTAAAATCGCCAATGTGTTTATTGCTCTGGTTAGTCACCCATTGATTATCAATCCATTCATCAAAAAGGGTTAATGGCTCACTAAGAGTAAAGCCTTCTTTTATCTCACCAACCTTTTCGACTTCTTCATATAACGTGCAATCACTACAATCAAAGATTACCTGACCTCGATGATCTTCTATTTGTTGCCACTTTCCATCAACCAATTGAACCACAAATCCTTTATTCGCCTCTGGTGGTTCAATTAAAGAATAGCTTTCAGGTAACTCTTGAGGATAAGAGTGAATACAATATATTTGTGCTTTTTTATCCCAATAAAATCGTCCAATAAACAACGAAGTGACAACCCAAGCCCCATCAATAAAATAACAACGCTCAAGCTCTTTATTGTATTTTGGTAATGCAATTTCTGTACTTTGAGCAGGCAGCCCCATATGAGCTCGAATGGTCATTGAACCATCATGAGTAAACTCACCATTCTCATCAAAGTGGTATAAATGAGCGACTCTGTCTTTATTTGAAAAATTCATTATGCTGCTCTCGTTATGTACAACCATCGAACCGAATTAGGGTTAGTTTCATCACCAGTACCAGTAATAATACCGTCTGGTGTCCCAGCCGAAACCATTGAAGTCGATCTTGTTTGCGCCCACCATTCTTGATATGACATATAAAATCCACGCGCTCCTCCATTAGCTTCGTTACCTCCTTTTGGCGATGCCGTGTGCTGATGCGGATCCATTTCTTTACCTTCAAAACCCAACGGTTGAACCGATTGCTCTTTAATAGATAAAGGCGTTTCTCCTTCTCCTAAGCCTCGAATGTAATTTTTACGCATATCAGGCATTACGCCACTTGGAAAACGCTCCGCTAATTTGGTGAATACGGTTTTATCAAAAGACTGACCGATATAAGCGATAAATTTAGGCGGCGCTTCTGCGGCTGGGTATGGGATAGGACAGCCAACCGGATAAATTAACTCGGCTAATGGGAGCCATAATTTATCTAAAACAAACTTTTGTATTCCACGCCAGAGTTGCGGTAATTGAATGAACTTAGGCTCATTTGACTCAGTATCAATATCGTCATCTGTTGCGGTGTTATCTTTCAGCTTTTTAGGGGTGACTATGGTTTCATCATCATCACTGTTCATTTTATCTATTGTCGTGATTTTTGCGATACCCGCTAATTCTTCAGTTGCATAGGGAGCCCCCATTAGCTCAACCGTAATATTTTTAATGCTTGAGCCTGCAAGGTTAAGCTCAAACGCTTCAGTAATAATGGTATTACTTCGCTTTAAAGACATTATTTCACCATCACGGCTATCAACCGCAAAGAGAGTTCCGTCTTCTAGAAAGTAACCAATTTCTTTACCATCAAAAGAAGTGTTTCCTGAAAACACCGCTTCAAAATGCAACTGACCAAGCGCAGGCACTGAGCCACGACTCAATGCTTCACGCGCCACTTCATTTTTTAATTGCGTTTGGTCGGCGGTAGGCACATATCCATCAAGACCAATCCCTATATGCGTAATTTTATAATTGACGCCAAGTGCTTCGGCTTCAATTGAGGCGGCAATGCCTGCATCCGTAATTAATAAACTCATTGAGTGACCTCATATTGATAAAGGGTTCGAGTGTGTCTTGCGTTAGCGACTTGAGTGTGAACATTAATGGTGCTGTTATATATCCATTGAATTTCAGTATGAGGAAGACGCACTTTTTCAAATTCAAACCACGCTTTTTCACACCGCTCATTCGAGACAAGTGACACATAAATCAAGTTGGGTTTATTTCGTGTATCACTCACCACTCCTTGCCCACCTGAGCTAATCAGTAATGCTTGATAATCACTGAGCTTCCAACCAAATAAGCTTTCATTAAAATCCGTTAACAGTGCCAATTGGATTTCATCATTGGTCACTTTAAAGTCGGCGGCCATCCCTAAAATGGTGTTAGTGAGCTCGGTATTATCCGCCTCTTGCCAGTAATCCCCTTGAGGCAATAAGCTGCGGATAGCATCAGCAAAATCGGCTTCACTGTAATCTACAATTAAGTCAGAGGTGTCCATGTCACCTCCCCTAAAACATGAATTTCACTGTCCGTAATAAATTGCTCTTCAGTTGGCTGCTTAACGATGTAATTACTGGTAATCGGTGCAATGGCAAGCACTATTTCAGTAGGGGTAATGGATACTTGTTTTGGTGGATCCACCGATTCATCACGCTGCCCCATTTTGTCTTTAAATAATTCCTGGAGTGCCACAATTACATCCGCTCTCACCTGCTCATCTTGAACATTTTGAATTTCAACATCGACCGCTTTATGGGCAGGGATAACCACTAAAGGGTGACATCCTGCCAACCGCTCTTTATCAATAAAAGTTTGTACGATTGTGATGACTTCTAAAGATAACGTGGGATCATTTTCTCTCGCACCAATGTAGACTTGAACCATGCCACGCTCAGGCGTGTTATCTAACGCCCATGCAAAATCCACATCAGCATGAGCTGAGAGAGCCCAACTTTCATAATCGTCTCGTCGTCCCACTTCTTGACCTTTATTGAAGGCCGTGCAGATACGTTGACGCCAGTGCTCTAACTCTTCAATGTCAGCACCGCCACTAAAGCCAAGACAAAGCACATCATCAGGGTTCACACCATTGATACTTTTTGATAATCGAAGCACCGCACCACTTGGTAAGTTTCCAGACACACCAGCAATGAGCGCAATCACTTCCACATCTTCATTACTGTACTGAGCTCGAATGGTTTGGTATTCACTGCCTGTAATATCAATAACGATTGAACCTTTAGGAATGGGTACCACACCACCTAATTGTTCAAATTGAATGAAACCTTTAGCGAACGTAGGAAGAAGTCGTTCAACATCATGACGCTCAGCGTGTAAATACAACCAAGGCTCAGATGCAGTTTCAGGGTGCAACTCTCGAAAGAGCTGATCTTGATAGCCATATTGGCCATAACTAACTCCGGCAATGGCGCACGCAATAGCATCAATAGCTGGGTTATGTTGACCTGTTTTCGCAATTAATGTGGCGGTTGCTCTATCAATTAACGCGTTTAGACTGCGTTGTGTGCTCATGGTGTCACCTCTAATTTTGCCCCATCATTAAGCGTTAATATGACGTTTCTCGATAACTTGCTTGAACCAAGTTTCTTGACCTCAACCGTTACCGATTGCACATGCTTTTCATCAACTAACCAAGCCAACGCCTCTTCATAAAAACGCTTTACTCGGCCAATGGTTTGCTCTGTCATTTTCTCGCGCTTAAGCGTCCAATCACGAGAGCCGATACTTCGAATAAACTCATCATTCCAACAACCGCCACGCTCAGTATTCTCCATACGGGCGCGATCATTTTTGGTCGCTTCAGCATGATTCAACACACTTTGAAGCACTGCATGAGTGAGCCCTTCTTTGGTATTTATCGGGGCTGTGATGGCATTCAAGTTAAAATACGTCATGACACTTTGTAAGTCCCTGCTGAGCTGCCTTTATCAATGATCACTTCTGCATTTTGCGTTCTTTCTTTTACCACTGCTTTTGCAACCGCTTTGGCAAACTTACCAGCCATTGCAAATTCACTATCAAGAACAAAACCTTCAGCTTTAAGCTCTTCTTCTAGAAATGCTTGTAAATCTTTATCATTTGAAGCCATCTTTTATCCTGCCTTTACTTTTTTTGATGCCACAGCATGCGGCGCACCTGAAAAAGCACAACCATCACAATCCCTAACAACACCACCTTCAGCCCCATTGAGCTCAATTAGTTGAGCCGTCACAATGGCTTTACCATCGGCCTTTAGCGTGACGTCTTTTTTGGCATTTACCTCAACCGCACCAAGCGATGTAATGGAAATGCCGTTTTTCGTAAAATGAACCACATTGCCTTTATCATCCATCATGGCCACTTCACCTTCTTCCAATTCCATTTCATAGCGTTCATCTTCGACGCAAAATGAAAAACCTCGGCTCATTACGCCACCAAGAAAAAGAAGGTATGCACGAGAGCCCACTTTAGGGCGACTGACAAAACCATAGTTATGTAAACGCTTAATGCGATCATTGGTTTTGCCCGTAGATGTTTTTATCTGCAACACTTTGGTGTTGGCACCCGTCACGCTACCAATCGCCACCATGTTTTTGATGCGACTCATCAACCGGTTAAACATGCGTTTTCTCCTTAAAGGGTCTAAAGAACTCCACTTTAGTTTCAGCACTGGTTTCGGTTACGGATAAATCCAACGTTTTGACCAACAGCATTTCACTGAAATCTTGTGTTTTATCGATGACTCGGATAGTTCGGTTTATGGCTTGTCCAGTTAACTCAACAAACACATCACCGATGGATGTGGATGCACTCAATCCTTTTGCAATCGCTAAATCTCGCTCATATTCCGCACGTGATTGGCAAGCTTCTGCGGTTTGAAGTTGGTCTGAAATAAAAACCGTTCGTCGCTGAGTATTCGCCGGTGCATAAGTCACGACCGCGTTGGCATCATCCCACTGACCTTGAACTTCAATATGGTAAAATTGCTCAGTGAAATTTTTATCAATCACAAGCTCTTCAATGTTTTTACCCACCTCAAGCGCTACCCCATCAAGGGCAGCTTGTGCAGGATTTTCAATCGTAAGAACGCCATCACGCTCAACAAGAATAAAACCTTGCTCTTTAATGAGCTGAGCAAAATTATCAACCGGCGATTCACCATTGATTTGAAATTCTGAAATAGGCACTAATGCACTCTTATCAATAGAGCAGTGAACCCTGAGTCCAAATTCTTTTGCGATGGCATGCAATAAGCGGTCAATGGTTTGGCCGTATTGCGCATCCATCGTAATGCGTGAATCAATCATGTTGGCACTTTTAGAGCGCCCACTTATCGCCATAGAATGTTCACTGCTTGTGGTCGTGTTCGTCGCTCTATCAATCATCCCTGTAAAAATACGTTGGCCATCCAACTTAAATTCAATCGACAATGGACGCTCTATCACCATAACGGGAATGCGACAGTTAAACTCATGCGCTAGCTGCTCGATGGAATAGCGAAGGTTTGCGCTAAAAAATACGGTTGGCTTATTATCAATCAATAAGGTTAACTTCATTTCATCGCCCTCATGGATAACGTGCCATTCATAAATAATGGATGTTTTTGCAGATTCAGCGCCGATATTAATGCGGTATCGGTATATGTTTGGTGAGCTAAAAATAACGCAGGAATATACCGTCCACGTTCAATAAAACGTTGTGCTTCACTACCCATTTTTACTTTGTTGTATTGTGTTTCTATTCCTTCTTTTAAGCCTGTCAGCGCATAAAACAGTTCAAGACTTTCCAGTGTTGAGTTCATCGTTACTTCATTAATTCGTTGTGAAATAGCAACGGTGAGCTGTTTCAAATCACTCATCATGATGCTTGGTTGCCCTTTCGCATTCACAATATCAAATTCCTTTTCCTGCTCTAACGTTGCAACGGTTTTACTCATTTTCACTGCGGCGGTAACCATCTGAACATTGTAGTGAGCACTTGGGGCATTTGGATCAATTGCTGCCAACATGCTGCTTTGCGCTGCCCTTGAATTGTCTATCGCTTCATTTTCAGAATCAGGCTCAGAGCGCACTGCATCAGCAACGCTATCAACGGTTTTACTCAACTGCTCAGCAAACTGCTCAGGAGCATTGGCAATACTTGAAATCGCAACCAAAGCACTATTGAGCTCTTGGTTTAAAGCCGAGAGGGTTTGGCTTGGCACGTTCAACTTGGTGGATATACCAACCAACTGATTAATGGCGTAAGTAAAGCGCTCTTGTAAGCTACTCACTTGAGCGGCATCCATCTCTTCAACATCTTGAACAAAGGTTTTTGTTGAACTCGCTTCAACCTCAGAGGCTTGCTCTTTTGAGCTCACAGTGATGGACGTCGACGAACTTAACTGTGGGGCTTTCCCATCACGTAAGAACTTAAGAGATAATTCAACCACGCCACGCTTGGTACTGATTTTTTGAGAAAACGTTTCAAAGACAAGCGGCAACTCACCAAGCCATGGGTGCTCCAACTCTCCTTTAGGCGATGCGTTAAGACTCGCCAATAGATTATTGGCTTCAACCAAAGACGCTTTACCAACAAGCAAGACTTCTAAATCAATGCTGTTTGCAGCACTTCCCATCACTTTAATGCTAGGTAAATCAGCATAAGGAATTTCACTCACATGAAGACGTTGGCCACCATCGATGGACGTCGTTAAGATGTTCAATTCAAGGCCATTCCAACGCCCTTTCTCGTACTCTCTTTCCCACATGATGTGACATTCTCTCAAGTTAAATAAAAACCAATCGTGTTATGCAAAAATCCTGAATATTTCATCGCAGGGGTCAGCGATTTAGGCTCGCTCGGACTCACCCTCCCCTCCGCACCAAAATTCAACACAACAATAAAACGAAAAATAAACGCAAATTATTTATGCAACTCTATTAAACCCAAGTCTTTGTTTGATTTAAACTAATTGCATTTCTAGCTGATCGTTCTAGAGATCCTTTTAGATCGTTTTCTTGCGTTTTTATAAATCATCGAATATATCCATTTGGCTTGCATCTTTACACAATTCAGGTTGCAACTCGGCATCCGGTTTTTGGCCTGTTGACTCAATAAAATGCGAAAATAATGTGTGTGCAACGAACACTTTTCCGCAATTTAGGTTCAAGCATTGGCAGTACAATTCGCGCGTTTCTGGTGAAATAGCGCGTGATGTAGCAATACGTGTTTTGGTTAAGCATTTTGGGCATGTAATTAACATTCTCAGCTCTCCATTTTCTAACGCAACATTGGGGTTAATCGCCCCTCTAAATAATCCGCAGTAAAACTCTTCCAATAACTCAATTCATTTTCGTCATGCGTTTCAATGGGGATGGGATCATTCAGCACCGCTTGCCAATACGCTTGTTTGTCTTTGAATTGAATAAAACGATCATGATAAAAACCATCGGCTTCGTTTTTCAGCTCAGATAAATCCATATCACGACAATCCATTCCCCAACCGCGCGCACCAGCTGCCCACATCAAAAAGTCATCCAATTTATCTTTGGCTTCTTTGCCATCAAACGAGATTGAAAAATTGTTGGCCGTTGATACATGCACTTGTCGTGACTTCATTTCTTTTTTCACATTGAGCGCCTGTTTCTCCAATCGAATAATGCGACTTTGCATTTTCTTCAATTTGTCTTCAGGCTCTCCCTTTTTGATGGCCGTCGCTTTGGCTTTAATGGTTTGCCTTTTCTGATAGGACAATCGATTTAATGTGCGCTCCAATGGTTTTTTCCATCGCTCTAGTCGGTAACCCAATTCTTTAATGATTGCAGTAATGTTATCGGCTTCAAAAGAGGCGATGCATTCCCAAGCCGGTGCGCGAGAGCATTTCGCAATGTTATAGCGATTACCTCGAATTAATCCTTGTTCAGCATTGTCACCTTTGGCCGCATAACCCACCGCTTTAATGATGTAACTGCCTGCGGCTTTTGGCTCTCGAATCCGCTCTAATTTCGCAAAGCCATGCCCCCAAATTTTTTCAAATCGTTTTGCCCATGCACTGAACAAATGCGGTTCCACAGTCCATCTCAATAAAACGTGAACGTGTGGGTTTGGTTCCCCATCTTCATTAGCTGGGCACTCGGCTACCCAAATATAATGAAAATCGTCTTTCATGAACGAAGGTCCAAACTCTGTGGGTATTGATTTGAAATGAGGTGGCACTTGTTCGTGAGTCAAATCGCTGTATTTAGCATGCGAGTGTTTATCCGTTTGCACGGTATGATCGGCAAGCCAACCGCGTTGATACATTTTCTTTAAACCATCGAGCAAACGTGACACTTCTTTGCCAACCGTCGTTTCAAGTGTTTTATCAATGGTAAATTCAGCTTTAGGCTTTTGAGATAACAAACAGTAATCCCCTGCAATATCGCCACTCGCATTCATTAATTTTGGTATCTGGCCATCAATGGCAATCGAGGTGTAAGCTCCTCCGATATTACAAACAGGTGACTCGGTTCGCTTTACAAATTCCGATGATTTATACGTCACCATATTGCGACGAAAACGAACGGGGTGATGAGCACCAATTGAGTTCACATCACTTGGGTCAGCTAAACCACCAAAAATCCGTAAACGCTGCTCTTTGTTAAACGTCAACGTTAAGAACGTAGTGAAACCACCGTGGCATGTTGATGTATAAGCCGCGCTTTCAAATATTTTAGATACCGACCTGGAGGTGAGTTTTTCAGAAAAACGCTCTCCGGCATTTGCATCTGGTGCATTGCTTACTGGTGTTTGCGTTACCACTTGGCCACGATATTGGCCACTCCACTCCCGGTGCTGAACTTGAAAAGAAACAGGCGCTAATTTTGACTCATCATCATTTCGTTTACCTTTTTCATGCAAAATGGCAGCAGTACTTTGGCCTGTAGAGCCATATAACACGTCTTGACTGAAATGCGATTCAGTGGATGCCAACTCAATTGGGTACGGAGTACCACGCCCTAGAACTCGCAGAGTGTTGCGAATATCCCACTTTCTTGAGTCCATTTTTTGTGTCGGACTTTTGCGCCCATTGACAAGCCTATAGTCTTCGGCGATTCTCGCCGCCGCTTCGCGGACGTGTTCAGGTGGTCGATTTAACTTTTCAAAATGCTCTGTGGCAATTTCAACTTCAGTGATGTGTTTAGATTTTCGGTTTAATACTCGATCATAAACAGGCAGTTTTTTGAACAATCCTGCCTCTAAAAGCTGCATTTCTTGCTGAGAATAAGGCTGAACCTGAATTTTTGAACCTAAAAAACCCGCTCGAAAGCAGGCATCATTTTTCTTAATTTCATCTTGGGGTCGTATTGACCCCACGACATAGAGTAAATCTTTCTCTTTCATCGGTGCATCAATGCTCTTTTTGATTGAATTTGAAAGGTTCTGGAATAGCGAAAGTCTGAGCAATAAGTTTTCAATCCATCCACTTTTGGTTTTACGATGGATTTGTTTTTATTGATTTCTTTCTTTAAGCGTTGGATCCAGTGAAGACCTAAACTTTTTGTTTCTTCAGATAAGTACACTCGTTCATCATTCATAACTCAGCAAACTCCTGCGTATCACAAACCATAAAACCACCAGTATGATCACCACGAACAATCACACCTTTAGTAATATGTTCACAATTCAACTGGGCACATGCGTTATCAATAGCGAGCTCTTTTGATTCAAATTCACCGAGCTCTTCTATTCGTATCTCATCCGTCTTTGCATCACGAACAACCCCACCGCCACTATTTAAAACCACAGCAAGAAAATGCAACATAATCACCCCTCCAGATCGCCATAAGCACTGAGTTCAACATACAAATCAGCCCATCCTTCAAGGTGCTGCTCTGTTGGGGCTTGCCCATGACTTTGCATGTAAGCAATGACCATTTTTGCTAAAAACTTATCTTTGGTCATGCTGCCACCTCTGCGTCATCTCTTGCTTCAATGATTAATTCAGCTAATTTACTTTCTAGCTCAACAGCATCTTCAAGCGCATTTTTCCAATTGAGATAAACCGTTTTATGAAGTAATGTTTTTTCCCCTACCGTATCTTCCCAAACAATCACACTAATTCCTGAAGTGTTAGAATAAATATCAAACGTAATTATTAATGATGGTGGTGCGTCCAACGTCATCCCAGCTATAGAACTGATAATCAATTGAATATCACGTGTCGACTCATTTAAGTTTGTTTGACTCATAATTAAATCCTTATGCAAATCCCGGCAATGGTGCACCAGAAGTAATAAAATCCACGCCCATAGAAAGATAAGAAACCGCATTAGGTGTGCGTCCTTCAATATCGTTAATTAGTAAGACTAAGTTTCCTATTGAGGCTTGGGCTTTTTTGATAATGGTTTGTTTGCTTTGGTGAGTAATTCGAGTTTGACCTGCATGATCTAGCGCTTCTTTTGCCAAGTCCCCTGCATGCATCGAGTTCTCTAATGCTCGTTTAGCAAAAGTCTCTTCACTTGCATCAGTAGGAACATTCGCAGTAACAACACCAAGTCCACGTAATAAACAATTTACGATGGTGTAATCACCTGAAACTTTGGCAACCATGACCATTTCTACACAAGACAACACATGAGATTGCTCAACATTAAGTTTGCTTCTCAATAATGCTGGTGTCATATCCAACTCTTCAGCAATAACTCTCATATTGTTGTTTTGTCTAAAAGCTAAACATGCATCATCAAAGGCTTGTTGTTTGGACTTTTGAAAAACATACGTTGTTGAAATATCTTCCATGATTAATACTCTTATCTAAGCAAGACAAAGAACTAATGATTAATAAGAAAATTGATCTAACGGAACTCGAACGTCCCAATCAGCAGCTTGGAGTGAACTCAAAATCATTGCTGCTTGATTAACGTAAACTGTCGCGCCTTTTTTACGTTGAATGGTAGGAATATGCCCTTTGTTCGCTTGATCACGAACAGCACGGATTGTTTGGTTTGTTTTACGAGCATAAGCTTCAAGAGTTAATGGAAGCATATCTGGTTGGATCACAACTGTTGTCGATTGCTCGTTTTGAGCTTCATTTTGAGTACCCATTTGTAGTATCCTGACTTAATTATTCTAAATGCAGTAGTATGCGACACTCTGCGGTTAGCTTGGTTTGTATTGGTTAATTTAGTTAGCTTGGTTAGTATTGTCAAGCTAATTTGGGTTTTTCTATGAAAGAATGGTTCTTAAGTTCAGATTTAATGGTTATCGAAGGATTACCAGGAAGTACTGCTGGCATCTCAAAAAAAGCTAGAAAGGAAAATTGGAAATCTCGTAAAGCAAAAGGCTCTAGTCGAGCTATTGAATATCATATATCTAGCTTCGACGAAGAAACCATTAATCAATTACGAGAGTATTATGGTAATACTGCTGACGTTACCCCAATCAAAGGGAATGCCAGTTCAATGCTTAAAGTTAGTGATATTGAAATGTATCCAATCCCTGTTTACAACGTCTATGCTGCATGTGGGTTTGGCCGAACAGTAGATAGTGAATATCAATTAAGAATGGAGTTTCTTCCTAGCCAACGTTTGAAGAAATTTAATTTAGATGTTGAAAGCGCTCGTATCATTTCATGTCATGGCGATTCGATGGAAGATACTTTAAGTGATGGCGACGAAGTACTTGTTGATATTAGAGAGCAAGAGCATCCAGTAAAGAACGGCGTATACGTTATTCGTATTGGTCAGAATGTGTTTATTAAACGCTTAAAATACAACATTATTGCGGAAAGCTATGACGTGATTTCTGATAATAAAAGTGAGTATGACCCGTTCACATTAACAGCTAATCAACTTGAAGATTTTGCAGTAATTGGAAAGGTTGTTACAACAGTAATGAAAGCTGTTTTTTAACTCTTTTTCCTCAAAAATTCTTTAGTTTGAAATCAATAATTCTCGATTGAATAAGAGCCTCCTCCTTTGGAGGTTTTTTTATAACTACATAAAAGCGTTACGTTGCTATCACACGCTAAAATACTGTATATTTATACAGCACCAATTAAATGAGTAAATCAATATGAGTATTAAGTCGATTGCAAACGGTTATGAAGTCGATTGTCGTCCACAAGGTCGTAACGGCAAACGCTATAGAAAAAGATTCAAAACCAAAGCAGAAGCCCAACAGTATGAACGTCATTTAATGGCGACAAGAAATAGTAAAGATTGGATAGATAAACCACAGGATAAACGTTCTCTAACTGAGTTGATTGAATTATGGTTTTATCATCATGGCCAATATCTAAAGCGCGGTATCCGTGACCGTGCAATTCTAGATATGGTTAATGAAGAAATGGGATTTCCAAAAGCTTATCAAATCACAGCAAAGCGTTTTTCAGAATATAGAGCCTCAGCTTTAGCCAAAGGTAACAAACCAAGTACGATAAATAGAAATGCTAACCGTCTAAGTAGTGTATTCACTGCTTTAATTAAAGTTGATGAATTTCACGCTCAACATCCATTAAAAGGTATTTCAAGACTAAAAGAAAAACCAACTGAAATGGGATTTTTGAGTAAGAGTGAAATAATCCAATTATTGAGCGTATTAAAAGGTGATCACTTAAAAGTAGCAAAAGTATGTTTATCAACGGGAGCTCGGTGGGGAGAAGCAGAAAAGCTAAGAGGTTCAGATATTGTGAATGGCACTGTTACTTTCCATGACACAAAAAATGGGAAAAACAGATCAATACCAATTACTCCAGAACTACATGAAGAAATCTATACTGGCCACAATGGGCGTTTATTCAAAAATTGTTATGCTGCATTTTATTCGATGCTAAGAACTCAAAATTTTGATTTACCAAAAGGACAAGGGGCTCACGTTCTCCGTCATACTTTCGCAAGCCATTTCATGATGAATGGTGGCAACATATTAACCCTTCAAAAAATACTTGGGCATGGAACAGTAATGCAAACAATGCGCTACTCTCACCTATCACCAGACTTCTTAAGTGAAGCATTAGCGCTAAACCCGTTGTCCACAATTTGACCCAAACCTAGCTAAATATTACGTATAAAAGGCGTTACGTTAGCTGATAAAGCCTTGTTTTTAAAGATAACCAATTGTTTTCAAATCACAAAAATACCCTCTAGTTAGGGGCTTTTTTGTTGCAATCTAATATTTTTAATAAGAAAAAACTTAACTACTACAACTAATTATCAACATCTTTTATCTATTATATTTAAAACCAATATTTTTTGTTTTTTAGAAACTGGTTGTTTATATATAACCTTATGTAAAATATTTGAAATAAATGCTCTTTCCCATAAGTTAAAATTATTATAATCCAACAATATCGCGTCATTTATTTTTGTAAAAAAATCATTATCATTCAT